AGTGCTGCAACTGGTGGTATTAGAAGACTTAGTGGTACACCTGCTGATCTTACTTCATTAAGTGTTACTCCTCCATATAGACCTGATACAGGATTATTAACGATTAGAACTAGTGGATCCCATGGTTGTACTGCTGCAACATATAAAAATGTAACTGGTGCTGTTTATACTCCTTTAACAGGAATAATGACAGTTACTTCATCATCTCATGGATTTAGTACTGGTGAGTATGTCAAGATTGTAGATAATTCACTTACATTTAGATGTGATCTTGATGGTGGTGTTAGCAATCATTCTTATCCAAGATCATCTGATCCAATTAGTAATAGATGGATAAAAATTGCTAATGCTACTACTCATACATTTGAAATGCAGGTTGGTATAACCACCGCAGGAAATTATGCTCATACTTTTGTAAGTGCTGCAACAAGTGCTATTATGAAGGCAAATTCTTGGATTGGAATTGCAACAGGTTCATTTACAATGACATGTGCTCAGGATAGTCATAGTACTCTTCACACATATCCAAGAACAACAGATCCAGCACATTGGACTGATGGAAAGGTATTAGGTGTTGAAGATGTTACTGGTAATATGTTCACTGTAAATGTTGGTAAATCTCCTAATGGAAGTGGTGGTGCACTAACATATAATATTGTTTCTGCAGGTTCAAGTTATAGAAATCCAGAAATATATGTTTCTGAACCAAGGTATGATGATCTTACTATTGAGGGAATATCAAGATTATCAATAGGTTCTACTACTGATACTGGAAATAATCTTCTCTTAGATGTAGATGTTAGTGCTGCTTCAACTACTGGAATAGGATCAAATACATTTGAAGTATCTTCATTCAAGATATCTAGAAATGGATATGCATTTAGAGAAGGTGATGTATTTACACCTGTTGGATTAGTTACACATAGAACATTACAAAATGCAATATCAAAATATGAATTAACTGTTAATGAGGTATTCCAAGATACATTTGCTGCTTGGCAGTTTGGTGAACTTGATTATATTGATTCTATTAAAAATTATCAGGATGGTGTAAGAACTAGATTCCCATTATATTACAATAATGAACTACTTAGTTTTGAAAAAGAAGAAGGTAGTAGAGTTGATTTAACTAATGCATTATTGGTTGTTATTAATGGAATAATACAAGATCCAGATGTATCATATGTATTTGATGGTGGAACATCATTTAGCTTTGTTACTGCTCCAACAGTAGAAGATAATGTAGATGTCTTCTTCTATAGAGGAACAAGGAATACTGATGATCAATTAGTAACTAATATCAATCAGACTATAGAAAGAGGAGATACTGTACAGGTATTCAAGAATAATAGTATTAGTGGAACTTTAACACAAGATAAGAGATTAGTATTTGATTTATCATATTCAGATAAATTTGAAACTAATAAGTATCTTGATCAGGGAGTAGATGAAATTAATTATAAACCACTATCTTGGACAAAACAAAAGATTGATAGAGTAATTAATGGTGACATAATTTATAAAGATAGAGATTCTATTGAACCATTAATATATCCAACAGCAAAAATTATTGATACAATTGGATCAAGTGATACTGAATTATTTGTTGAGGATGCAGATCTCTTCAAATATGACTCTGCTACTGATTTCTCTGGAATAATTGTTAGTGGTGCGGCAGATCCTGTAGCCGCAGCTGTAACTGCTACTGTTTCTGCTGCAGGAACTGTCAGTGGATTTGATATTACTGGCGGTAGTGGATATACATCAGTACCTACTGTATCGATTGCTGCTCCATTGGAAGTTGGTGTTGGTGTTGGAACTACTGCTACTGCTACTGCCACTATATCTGGAGGTGCAGTTAGTGGAATTACAATTAATAATGTAGGGTTTGGATATACATCTGCTCCAACAGTATTAGTTTCAACTCCAAGTGCGGTATATGAAAATATATCAGGTATTGATGTTATTCAAGGATTCTCTGGAATTGTTACTGGTATTAGTACATGTGTTGCCATTCCTGGTACTGCATCTACTACTGCAGTTAAATTTACATTACATCGTGATACTGCTAATTACACAGATTTAAATGTTGGATATCCAATTTATGTTTATGATACACGAGTTGGTCATGGTGTAACATCAGTTGCTTCTAATGATCTATCGATAGTTGGTGTTGGAACCACGTTTGCTGATAATGTTTATATGATTCAAGAGATATCAAATGTTGGTGCTGCTGGATCAATTATTTGTTATGTAATGTCAGGATATAATGGTGTTGGATTTGCTAGTACTGGAAGTTCAACATCTCCAGTTGGTAAATTCTCTTGGGGAAGACTTGCTGGAATTTCTAGATCTAGTTCACCAGTTTCTATAGCAGTAACTGGAAATACTGTTGATGTTGGGTTAACAACATTCCCATCAATTCAGAGAAGAGGTACTGGTATAAGAGATACTGGAGCACTTCCCAAGAAAACTTGATAATACTTCTTCATAAAATTCTTATAAATATCTAAAAAACTATCAATATGGCTGCCGTCGTAACAGATCAATTTAGAATATCAAATGCTGGCAATTTTGTAGATTCTGTCTTGAGTACTAGTAATTCATATTACGTATTTTTAGGACTACCTAATCCTGGAAATGCTGGATTTGGTAGAACAACATCTGAAAGTTCATGGGATACTGATACTCCGGTCCCAACAGATAATCTTCAGTATTCAACACAATATAGAGATACTGCTTTATTTGGTAAGAAAATTACTAGTGCTAATGTCAGGAGACTTATAAGAAAAGTTTCTTGGGCTAGTAATACTCGTTATGACATGTATAGGCATGATTATAGCATCGAAAATCCTGCACCAAATTCTAATACAAGTAGATTATATGATGCCAATTATTATGTAATTAATAGTGATTTTAGGGTGTATATATGTATAGATAATGGATCATCAGGATCAAGTCTTAAAGGTGGAGTATCCAAAGATGAACCAACATTTACTGATTTAGAACCATCTGCTGCTGGAACTAGTGGTGATGGTTATATCTGGAAATATCTATTTACAGTTTCTCCAAGTGATATTATAAAATTTGATTCTACAGAATATGTTGTTGTTCCAAATGATTGGGGTACATCAACAGATACTCAAATACAAAATGTTAGAGAAGCAGGTGATTCTAAAGTTAATTTAAATCAAATTAAGAAAGTATATATTGCAGATGGTGGAAAAAATTATAGTTCAGGAGTTGTTAATATTTTAGGTGATGGTACTGGTGGTAAAGTATCAATCGGTGTAGATGCTGGAACTGGAGAAATAACTTCTGCGGAAGTCACATCAGGTGGGAGTGGGTATACTTTTGGTATTGTTGATTTAGGATCACTTCAACCAGCAGGAACTACTATTGCAAATCCTGCAGAGTTAATACCAATTATTCCACCTTCTAATGGGCATGGATATGATATTTACACAGAATTAGGTACTGATAAAGTATTAGTATATGCAAGATTTGATGATTCTACTAAGGATTTTCCAACGGATACTAAATTTTCTCAAGTAGGGATCATAAAAAATCCACAACAATATTCTTCAACTACTATTTTTACAGGAAGTGATTATTCATCTCTTGGTGCAGTAAAACTTACTTCTGTTAATTCTACTCCAGTTGTTGGTTCTGCCATGACACAATCGGTCACAGGGGGTGCTGCTGAAGCATATGTTGCATCATATGATAGTGAAACTAAAGTATTAAAATATTTCCAAGATAGGTCCTTATATTTTGGAAATAATAAAGATCATACTGATTGGAATGATGTTAGTAGTGGAGGTAAAGTATTAGCATTTGAATCCACAGCTAATACTATTTCTCCTTTTACAGGTTCAGTTGATACTGGATTCTCTGGGATTAAAACTACTATAGGTTCAAAAGAAATTGATTTGGGAGTGACTTTCACAGATGGACTTGCAGATCCAGAGATAAATAAAAAGACGGGAGACATCATTTACATTGATAATCGAGCTTTAGTAGAACGAGATTCCCGACAAAAGGAAGACGTAAAAATTATCCTGGAATTCTAAAGAAAAATGGCACAAAAAACAAATTTAAATATTAGCCCTTACTATGATGATTTTGATTCTGAAAAGAATTTCTATAAGGTGCTGTTTAGACCAGGATATCCAGTTCAAGCAAGAGAATTAACAACTTTACAATCTATATTACAAGATCAAATAGAATCTTTTGGTAGTCATGTATTTAAAGAAGGATCTGTAGTTATTCCAGGAAATATTGCTTTTGATAATCAATTTTATTCTGTAAAATTAAATTCAACTAATTCTGGAGTAGATGTTGCTTTATACATTAAGAATTTTATTGGTAAGAAAATAACAGGACAAACATCAAATACAACTGCAAAAATTCAGCATGTAGAATTAGTAGATGGTGATATTGTTAATGAATTAACAATATATGTCAAATATTTGGATTCTTCTAGTGATTTCACCTTTGAACAATTTCAAGATGGTGAGCAATTAACATGTGATGAGAATGTAATTTATGGAAATACAACTATTAGTGCAGGAACACCTTTTGCTTCATTAATTGCATCTGATTCAACATCTATAGGATCTGCAGCTTCTATTGGAAAGGGTATTTATTTTATTAGAGGATCTTTTGTAAATGTATCACAACAAACTTTAGTATTAGATTATTATACCAATACTCCTTCATATAGAGTTGGATTAAAAATTGATGAATTAATAATTAATGCAAAAGATGATGATTCTTTATATGATAATGCAAAAGGATTTTCTAACTATGCTGCACCTGGTGCTGATAGATTTAAAATTAATTTAACCTTAACTAAAAAGTTATTAACAGATGTTAATGATACAGATTTTGTTGAACTTCTTAGATTAAAAGAAGGAAAAATACAAAAAGTTACTACAAAGACTCAATATAATAAAATTCGTGATTATTTGGCAGAAAGAACTTATGATGAATCAGGTGATTATGCTGTAAAACCATTTGATCCTACAGTACATAATTCATTGAATAATAGATTGGGTAGTAATGGAATATTCTTTGATACAGAAAAAACTGAAGATGGTAATACTCCAAATGATGATTTAATGTGTCTAAAAATATCTCCAGGAAAAGCATATATTAGGGGATATGATGTTGAGAAAGTAGGTACAACGATTATTGATGTTGATAAACCAAGAGATACTGAAGAAGTTACTAATGTGTCAGTTCCATTTGAAATGGGACATTTGGTGAGAATTAATAATGTAACTGGAATAGCAAAACACAGTGCACAATGTTCTCTTTGGGCTAGAAAACTT